AATATATTGCTATTATATATTCTTACTCTATGGTTATATATCTGAAGTAAACTGTTCTTGTTGGATCAAGTCAGAACACAAGCATAAAATAAAAAGGACTTGATAAATGGGATACGCATTTAAATATAAATTAAAAAAAATAATTATTAGATCTTTAATTAATAGATTGTCTGAAATTATATGGGATAATCCGCCAGTTGCCCCACCACTTAACAATTAAATTGAATAAATATTATAAATAATATATCAATTTTTTTTGTTAAGGAGTTAATAAACCACAATGAAATTTCCAAATAACCTTTATGTATTGAGGTCTAATAAAGGACTTCAACAAAGCGAGGTATCTGAGGCTATTGGACTTGGTCAATCTGAATATAGCAAAATGGAACGAGGCGATAGAAAGTTAGGCATACATCTTGATAAGTTAACTCAATTTTTTAAGGTTGAGCAAGATACCATTTTGAGCAATGCAAATGTCATCCATAAAAAGCCAATGGATAAACAATCAGCTATACCTATAGAAGATCTGCCTATGTTTGGTTTGCCCTTCCCAAATGGTGCTGAAGGCTTTCAGGTTCAAAAACAAATGTTCACCCACTGTGTAAGACCTGATTATCTTATTGGTAAATTAGAGGCTTATGCCTGCTTTATGCTTTCTGAAAATATGGAGCAACGATATTTATATGGTGAAATACTTTATGTAGATCCCACATTGCAAGTTAAAGAAAAAGACTATGCAGTTGTTCATATAGATGTTGCAGGCAAAGTTGCAGGCTTAGTCCGCAGGGTTTTTGAGGTCACTGATAGGCAGTACAAACTATCAACCCTTAATCCTGAGAATACTGAGGTTTTTAAAAATTCAGATATAAAAGCCATACATAAGATAGTTGGTACTAGAACCAATATAGAATAAATATATTGCAATATATGCCAATAAGGTATAATCTCTTCATTAAATTGAGAGGAGATTACCTATGGCATATCCATTTTTTGAGAAGTTTGGATTAGACACAAAAAGTCTAGCCGAAAGAACTAACACGATTGGTGGTAGTGATATAACCACACTAGCTTCAGGCGAACCTGAACGTATATTAAAATTATTCCAACAAAAAACTGGCAAGATTGAACGAGATGACTTGACAATGGTTTGGGCAGTTATAATGGGGCATATAACTGAAGAAGCAAATATTGAATGGTCTGAGCATTATTTAGACCTTCCCATAATTGACCGCCAAAAAGTTTTTAATGGCACGAAATATCCCTTTATGAGATGCACTGTCGATGGAGTTGTGAAAGGCTACAAGAATAGATTAGCAGTCATTGATGCTAAATTTACTATGGGCAGACCTAAAAGAGATGAGGAATATAAAGACGTTATTCCACGATTAGTTAAATACTACAGTCCACAACTTCACTGGAACGCATATCTAATTGAAGAGACCACTGGCAAAAAATGTCCTTATGGGTTGTTGTCTTTTATTAAGGCAGGCGATCAGCCAGTTATCCATGAAGTTAAAATAGATAAAGTCTATCAGGAAAAACTTATTGATGTTGCTAAGTGGTTTATGGGTTGTGTCGAGATGGATATAGAGCCAACTGACATTCCAACTGCTGAAGCACCAGTTCCTCAAGAAGATAAAGTGCCAGTAGATATGAAGGCAGATCCAAAATGGAAAGCCTTTGCTGATCAATATATTCAGACTTTAGGAGCGAATGAGATCTTTAAAGATGCTGAAGCCAAAATCAAAAAGTTAGTTCCACGAAATGCCAGTGAAGCATTTGGGCATGGAATACAAGTCAAAGTCGCAAAAAATAATAGTAAGAGGATAACACTATGCAACAATTAAGTAAGGCAATACCAATTCCACAATATAAAACCCCACAAGCTGAACCAGTTAGTAAGGTTGATAATAATATAGCTATGGCATTAATAGCTTTTCACCAAACTAATCCTCATGTTGTTGAGGATAAAAGAAATCCACATTTTAGAAACACTTATGCCTCACTAGAAAGTGTCATTAAAACTGTCAGAACTGCTAGTCAATTTGGTTTGACCTTTACTCAGGAGATGGACTTTGAAGGCGAGATAAGTTTTGTCAGGACTGTAATGATGCACTCTTCAGGCTCTATGAGAGTGAGTAGAACTAAGATTGTATCTAAAGATCCTAATGATCCACAAAAAATGGGTTCTGCAATTAGTTATGCAAAAAGGTATGGATTACAGAGTATTTATGGACTTTCTTCGCCCTCAGACGATGATGATGGAGAAGTCGCTACATTAAAGCCTGAAGGCATTGCTCCCAAGTTTTTCCCTTCAGGTAATTCTGCTTCAGGGGGTAACACCTCCTCCAATCCCTCTGAAGTAGATCTAAATTCACTTATAGCCAATGCAAAGTCAGAAAAAGAATTAACTGACTTATATGTGAAACATAAGCCGACAGACGAAAAAATAATTCAAAAATTCAAAACCAAAAAAGGAGAGTTAAATGGAAGATAAACCTATGATTAAATATGGAGTTGATGAGTTAACAATATCCATAAATAAAAATGATCGGAAAACTGAGGATTGGCACTCTGACCTAAATGGCAAACTTGTCATTAATGGTGAGACCTATTATTGCAACATATATCAGAAGAATGATAACTGGATTGCAGGCAAGTTAGTTAAAGCTGATCCTTCCAAAGTCAATGCAGGCGGTCAAACTATGACTAATTCTACAACCATAGCCGACAATGACACTTTAAACGATAAGATACCCTTCTAGATGAAAAGAGAAGATATTTTAAAAAGTGCGATAGGATTAATCAATGGTGATCGAGCAGACGATTATGGAGATGCTTTTGATAACCATAAGAGGATCGCTGAGTTGTGGTCAGTTGTTTTTGGAATAAAAGTAACTGCACAACAAGTTGTCCTCTGCTTAATCCTATTAAAAGTCGCTAGACTAATTTATTCCCCATCCAAAAAAGATAGTTGGATCGATATTGCAGGATATAGCGGTATCGGTGGGGAGTTTATTGAGAAAGAAAAAAATGAGAGCAAAAAGAACTAAAATTCAATCGTATGCAAATACTGAATTGAAACAAATATTTAAAGATCTTAACAATAAAAAAAATATTGAATCAGATGATTGGGGCAGTCAGACAATAGCTAAAGATGATGCAGATATGTATGGCAGTTTTTCGAGACAAGCAACCCAAATATCTTATGGCAGTTCATCCTTATCTGAGGTGATGGAAAGCAATAATAAATATCAATATAAAAATGGCTCTGCAAGAGATGGAGTTAGATACAAGAGGAGTTAGCTATGGAAATATGTCCAGTATGCAAGTCTGCATGGAAACCAATCATTACAAGATCTGCGGAACAATGTCAGATCTGCAAGCTAACAATGCCATTAGATTGTTGTTCAGGAGTTTGTGAGAATGAGCAAGTGGAAAAAGCCGACAACAGTATACGTTCATCCAACTCCTCTAATGACTAAATGTGATCACTGCGGAAAGGCTTTTGATTGGAGATATGGTGGCTTGATTAATATGTTGAAAGTTGAATTTTGCGGACATGAATGTTTTGACGATTATTTAAAAGAACGAAAAAGGCTGAGAGATGAGTTTCAATCGCTTTGATTATTGTAAATATTGTAAGGCTGAGATGCCTAAAACAAAAACCAAACGATACCGAGCGACTATGTGTTATGACTGCCAAACCGATAAGAAAGATGGCAACCACGAACTTTTAAAAATTTTTGACGAACTTCGAGAAAAAAATAAAAAAGCTGAGAAAGAAAATTGGGGTGCAGAAAATCTAAAAGTGAGTGACGATACCCCCTATAAAAAGAAGGGGCATACTGAGGTTTGGAGACGAACTTCCTTAGACGATATCTAACCCAATAATCTCTGTACCAATTTCTCAGCTTGCACTGGACTTCTAGCCTGCTCTAAATCAATAACTGTATAATGAACTTCAGCAGTCTTAGAGTTCTTAGAGTGACCCATACGAGCCTTTCTGATATGATCAGGCACTTCACCAATCATGCTAGTGTTGTAGTACTTCCTAAAGCCACCAATACCATAGTCAGGCACTCCTGCTCTTTTACAAACTGTAGTAATTAATTTTCTCATAGCATTTTGCTCAAATGGTTTTTTTCCATTAGAATTTGGGAATACCCAAAAATCACAAATAGAGTTTAACTTCCATTTTTTCAGCAATGTCATAACCTGAGAAGGCAAGCCTAAAACTCTTTCTCTAAAATTATTTTTTAGTTCCTGAGTGTCATATCTATAGACGTTTCTTTTGATAGTAACTTCAGACTTAGTGAAGTTTATATCCTTCCACTGCAATCCCTGAAGTTCGTTAGCTGATATTCCAGTAAAAGCAGAAAACATTATAAACGTATCTAGATATAAAGTTTTTTCAGCTTGAATTAGTTTTAAAACATGATCGTGAGAATATCCGCCTCTTTCAATCACAAATCCTTTTATCTCTTTTCTATCGTCAGAGTTACAAGGATTTCTAGAAATATAACCCTGATCAACTGCAAATTTCATAACCATACTTAGTGACTGAACACAATGCCTGATAGTCTTAGCAGACAGACCTTTGTCAGCACTATCATCAATAAATTCATTTACCTTACCAGTGGTAATCTCTTTGATGCTCATGCCCTTGTAAAAGGGATTTAAGTGCAGTCTGAGATGCCTTTCATCGTTGTCATAGGATCGTTGCCTAATGCCATTAACTTTTCTTCCAACCGCATTTAATCGCTTCTCTAAGGCAAGTTTTGCTACGTCATCAAACAATGCAACCTCAATCTTTGTTACATGATTTTCAAAGTCAGAAATCATAGCTTTTCTAATAGACTGAAGATCTTTTTTGTTAACGGCAACCTTCCTGCCATATGACTTCATAGTCGCTGATTTATAACGAAACTGAAAACCTTTATAATCTTTAGCCACAATTATATAAGGCTTAATATCTCCAATAAAATAATTAGCCATTTTACAACTCCTCAGATTGAATAACTACACATTCTTCACTTTCCAACTGGTACTCTTGATGATTGTTGCAGTTATCAGTAAATAAAAGATCTGCATCTTGCTCGTCTATATAATCACTTGCATACTGCATATAAAACTCCTTCTCATCTTTATATTCAGATTTGCTTTCATCGATTGGAACAGTATCATTTAGTTCTCCAAACTCATCTATTCGACAACAATTATCTAAATACTCTGCATAAGAACCTATATAACTATTTTTACAAAATTCGACTAAACTATCGTAATCAACACTAACTTTTATGTCGTAAATCTTAACGTCAGTTTTTTGGATTTTTACATCAAATTCCATTAGTTTGCTCCCTTAATTAAATTCACAATTTTGGTATGAAGAATGCTTCCTTCTAATGTGTGAGCAACAAGTTCAGGTGATGCTTCATCACCATTTCTATGTTTTTCAATAGCTAAATCAAACAAAGTTTCTCCATATTTATCTAAGCTATGTTGAATGTAATCTAATTCACTTTTTGAAAGTTCTATGTTCATTAGTTTGCTCCCTCTAATTGATTATAGTAACTATCAATCCACTCTTTCATTTCTTTACGAGTTGGTCTTGGCTTTTCACATGATTGAAT